GGAAAGGCTGGAAGAAAAATTGATGAATTAAAAATATTTATTTAATATGTCATATACACCTACAATCCCATCAGAATTCTCCGAACCTCAGATTATATTTCAATCTGATAGAGTATTACTTAATGCTAAGAATGATAGTATTCTATTATTTGGAGATAAAGCCATTATATTAACTTCTAGAGGTAATACTCACTTAGATAGTACTGGTACAATTATATTAAATTCAACAGTAGATAAAAAAATACAATTAGGAAAAGAAGCAAGTGAACCTTTATTATTAGGTAATAAAACAATGAATGAGTTAAATACATTTTTAACCCAACTAAATACATTTCTAATTCAAATGAATACATTTACTAATAGTTTAAATGCTGTTGTAGTTACTACCCCTGCAGGACCTGGATCTTTAACCCCAGGTATTACTCCTATAACATCTAATTTAACCTCAGCTATTTCTACATTCCAATCAACTGTTAATAGTTTTAAAGGAAAATTAGAATCATTAAAAAGTAAACAAAATTTTACCTTATAATAATATTTATACTAAATCGATTTTATGAAGTTATCTGTTTTTAAACAACTAATCAAAGAAGCAATCAGAGAAGAATTACAAAGTGAATTGAAACAAATGGAAAGACGTATTTTAAAAGAAATGCGCCAGGGAAATAAAATTGAACATATTTCCCCTACCCCCTCTATACCAACTCCTACACCTGTTAATAAAATTGATACAGAACAAAAATCTGCTTTAAGAGAAATGTTTTTGCAAAAAATGGGAGGACCGTTAGGAGAAATAATGTCTGAAACTGTTAATAAAATTGATTTTACAAGTGAAGATTTATTTGAAGAAGATTCAGCTCCTTCAGTATTAGATGGACCTTTAAATTTCTTAAATAAAGATTATTCATCAACTTTAAAAGCAATGGAAAATTCTCAAAAACAAAGAAATAATTCTTAATTATGCCTCTTAGAAGACAAAGGGATATATTTAAAATTGAACCTATAGATACTCAAAAAAGTACTGCTGTAGGTATAAGTTATCCTTTTGATAATAGAATATTTAATTCTACTTATACTACTAGAGAACAACTAAAATCAAATTTAATTAATTATCTTTTAACTAATAAAGGAGAAAAATTATTTGATCCTAATTTTGGAGCAGATTTAAAATATCAATTATTTGAACCAATGAATGATACTAGTCAATTTAGAATAACTAGTGCTCTAACTGAAGAACTTGAATTTTATATACCTCAAATAAAAATATCTGCATTCAATTACAATCCTGTTTTTGATAAAAACCGAGTTGAGATAAATATTGAATTTATATATTTATTGGATAATGCTACAGACACAGTTAATATACAAGTAAATGGCTAATAATACTAATCTTCCAAAAGAGATAAAATATATAGGTAAAGATTTTAATAATTTAAAACAAAATCTAATTGATTTTGCTAAAACATATTATCCTCAAACCTATAATGATTTCACCACTTCTTCTCCAGGTATGATGTTTATGGAAATGTCTTCATATGTTGGAGATGTTTTATCATACTATTTAGATACTCAAATACAAGAGAATTTTATATTATTTACCAAAGAAAAGGAAAACTTATTAAATTTAGCATATTTTTTAGGATATACACCAAAATTATCAACAGCAGCTGTTGTTGAATTAGATGTATATCAACTATTACCCTCTAAATTAAGTGGAAGTACATACCTACCAGATTTTGACTATACATTAAGAATAGAAAAAGAAGCCTCAATAACTCCTAAATCAGCAACAGGGGTATCATTTCTTACTCAATCCCCTATTAATTTTGCTCTTTCGAGTTCAATAGATCCTACCGAAATTTCAGTTTATCAATATGATATTTCAAATAATCCTACATATTATTTATTAAAGAAAAAAGTAAAAGCAATATCTGCTAATATTAAAACAATTGAATTTAGTGTAGGAGAAATTCAAAAATATCTAACAATAAACTTCTCAGACAGTAATATGTTGGGAATTTTAGATATTACAGATAGTGATGGAAACAAATGGTATGAAGTACCATATCTTGCACAAGATACAATTTTTGAAGAAATTGCTTTAGATCCTATGACTAATCCTGATTATGATGATATAAAAGGTGATGCTTCATATATGCTTAGACTTAAAAAAGTATCAAGAAGATTTGTAACAAGGATAAAAGGAGATAATAGTATTGATATTCAATTTGGAGCAGGTACTAGTTCAGATGATGATGAAGTAATAACCCCTAATCCAGATAATGTTGGTTTAGGATTAGTAGATAGTTTATCTAAAATTGATTTAGCATATGATCCTACTAATTTTATTTATACAAAGACATATGGTATCCCTCCCTCAAATACAATTTTAACAGTTAGATATTTAGTAGGAGGAGGAGTAGAAGCAAATGTACCCTCAAATACATTAAATTCTAAAAAATTAGTAACAGTAATTAATCCTCTTCCAAACTCATCTTTAAAATCACAAATAATAGATTCACTAGCATTTAATAACCCAGCAGCAGCAGATGGTGGGAAAAGTGGTGATACTTTAGATGATATTAGATTAAATTCAATATCAGCATTTTCAACTCAATTAAGAGCTGTAACTAAAGATGATTATTTATTACGGGTTTTAAGTATGCCTGCTAGATATGGTAGTATTGCTAAAGCTTTTATTACTAAAGATGATCAATTAAATGTATTCAATAATGAAAGAATACCAAACCCCTTAGCTCTTAATTTATACGTACTAAATTATGATAATAGTAAAAAATTAACTCTAGCTTCTGATATATCAAAAACCAATCTTAAAACATATCTAAGACAATATAGAATGGAAACAGATGCTATTAATATACTTGATGGATATATTATTAATGTTGGTTTAAAATTTGATATTACAGTATTAAGTAGCTTTAATAGTCAAGAAGTTTTAGTAAATTGCATAAATGCATTAAAAACATATTTTGATATTAGTAAATGGAATTACAATCAACCTATCCTTATAACAGATGTTATTAATACAATAGCATCAATAAAAGGTGTTCAGTCAGTAATAGGAATTAGATTTGAAAATAAAGTAGGAGAAGATTTAGGGTATAGTAAATATAGTTATGATTTAGAAAGTGCTACTAAAAATGGTGTTATTTACCCATCTATGGACCCTGCAATATTTGAAATAAAATACCCTGATCAAGATATAGAAGGAAGAGTAGTAACATATTAAAAATTTATTAAAGAAAAAAAAAACCATATATTTATTATAAATCAAATAAATTAAACTAAAATGACAAAATTAGAATTACGCCAAATTATTAGAGAAGAAATCTCTAAGGTATCAAAAGAAAACATTTTATCTTTTCTTAAAGCAAACAAACAGGAACTTATAAACAAATTAATCAAAAAATTCCCAGGTATGAAAGATAATGAAGATGATGAAGAGTCTGTATATGATTATAAAATAGTACAAGGTGCTAATGCTGATGGAAAAAGGGATTCAGAAATAGCAGGTTTACTTAGTCCTGAATCTGGGGAGATGGTTGGATTAGATTTTTCATTTAATCCAAAGAAAGTAGAGGATGAATATGGAGATGCTGATAATTTTAAATTAACTATAGCAGGTAAACCTGTTTATGGAATTTCGTATAATATGTAAAATAAATAATCAATAATATTAAAGGTACTATTTTATAGTACCTTTTTTAATTTCAGATATTTATTGATAAAATATTCCTAAATGATTTATATTTTTAATCCTATAAAAGACTCTACCATATTTGAGAATGAAACCTCTCAAAACACAGGATTAGATGAAATATTAGAATTATCTAATGGTGTAAATGAAAATTCATCAAATACCACCTCTCGAATCCTAATTAAATTTGATACTAGAGAAGAATTAGATAACATAGTAACCTCAGGATTATTATCATCTACCCAAACCTCATCTTTAACATATAAATTAAAATTATTTGCAACTGAACATTCAGAAATTCCTTTAGATTTTAATATTGAATGTTATTTAGTATCTCAAAGTTGGAATATGGGAACTGGTAGATTAAATAATTCCCCTATTAATACAACGGGAGTTAGTTGGAAATATCGAACAGCTGCAGCAGATAATGTACAATGGTTAACCTCATCTTTTACTGCAGGATCTACCGGATCTTATTCAGGATCAATTTATGGTGGAGGTAATTGGTATACTACACCATATACTACATTTTCATTTATTTATCAAACAACTGATCCTATATTTAATGTAACTCAATTAGTTAGTCAATCAATAAATAATATTACATCTAATGATGGATTTATTATTAAACTTGCCGAATCTTTAGAACGAAGAGATGATTTATTAAAATCACTTAAGTTCTTTAGTAAAGATTCTCATACAATATATCCTCCACAAATGTGGATAATGTGGGATGATTCTTCATATATTACTTCATCTGCCCAAACCTTAGTAAATTCAGATTCAATAACAGTTAGATTTAAAAATTTAGATAGTGAATATAAAGAAACAGATATTGTAAAATTTAGATTATATTCTAGACCCCAATATCCTACAAGAGATTTTACAACATCTTCATTAGTTATTCCTAATTATATTTTATCAAGTGCTTCATATTATGCTATTGAAGATATATATACTAAAGAAAGAATTATAGATTTTGATACCACCTATACCAAAATCAGCTGTGATAATACAGGAAGTTATTTTAATATTTATATGGATGGATTACAAACTGAAAGAATGTATAAATTCCTTATAAAAACTAATGTTGGGGGAATTACCAAAATTTTAGATGATAACTATCATTTCAAAGTTACAAGATGAGTGATAAAGAAGTAAAAGTAAGTAAAACATTATATGGAAAGCAAACCTATGCTAATTCCATTGATACTGAATTTTCCCAATATCTTAATTCAACTTCCCAAATTGATTTAGATAGATTTTTTGCTGAATATGAAAATGTTTTTTATTTTATCCCTAAAGAAGGAGAAATAAATAGTCATCAGTACTTAATTAGTAGAAGTTTAGAATATTTAAGAAATACATTTCCATATGATATAACTGATTTTTATAACAATAAATTAAA